GGATCAGGGATGTTTGCTTTTTGCTGGGGTTGGACGGCGCGTTGCTTGAAGTTTTTAAGCGCCTCAAGTTTCTGGCGCTCATCAAGCAGCATTTCATTGGCTTGCGCTGCAGCATCGCCATCTTGAGCTTGCACGGCCTCTGCCATCTTCATCTTGGCATAGCGCACACGCAACTCAGCGTCTTGCATGGCCTTGTCAATCTGCGCGATGTCGTTGGCGTGGGTGCGATTCTCAATGACTGACAAACGCTCCATCAACTCTTGGTTTTGGCGCTGCAATAGCTGCAGGCGCTCATCCTTCTCAGCCTGCGTCTTGCGGACTAAATCCCTCTTGGCACGGCGACGCTCGCGCTTGGCATTACGCAGCGCATCAAGCTCATCATTGGTGGGATTGTCATCCTCGTGAAATTCCTCGTCACCATCGGCTTTTTGCTCGGGTGGCGTGTCATCACTTTGCGCAATCTGTATTGAATCAGGAAGGTCAACCGTGACGGACCCGTCAGGCTGCTCCTTGATATTGATTTGCTCTTCGTTTTCTGCACTCATAGGAAGGCCTTCGTGTCGAGAGGATTGCCCGTGATCTTCGCAATCACTTCATGGTCGTTGATGATCATGAAGAGTGCTGGATCTTCGTTTTGATCCTCGCCAGGCACTTTAACTTCCCAGCGATCACCGCCCCATTTAGGTACGCGGATAAAGTCACCGACAACGCACCACGAGCCTTCAGGCCATGGCTTCATGGTGTCACGATGACAAAAGGCTAGGGGTCCAATCTCAATGACCTTGGCCACTTGCGTGTTCCACTTCTCGGTCTCTTTGGTCTCTTCAATCAGCATAATGCCGCCCTTGGTGGTCTTCTTCTTGGACCGACGGATCTGTACCATCACACGGCCACCAAGAGGTTTTGCACCAGGATCTACGCTCGGAAATGCCCAAGCCATCTCAGCATCTTGCGACGCTACTGGTTCATTCATATTCATCTTCATCTCTCAAAATAGAGTCAATCATCTGGAGCGTTTGTTCAAACGCCAAATACATGCCGACCGTGCGTTGATACGATTCCCAATTCGCAGCATTGCCTGCTGCCAAGGACTGGCTTATTTCAGCCTGTCGTACCTTAATGTCACGGATCAGATCTGCTATGGGATTCACTTTTTCTTAGCTGGCAGTGCGCCTCCTTTGGTTTTGGGTTGGGGCTGTGCAGATCCCTTGGACTGCAAGCTTGTGCCATCAAGGTTTGCACCCATGGCAATGCGCTTGTGATACGGGACTGCTTCTTGGTCTTTCAAGTTATTGGATGGTTGGGCCACGATTAACTCCTAAGTTGCGTTGTGCTTCGTTTTGAAGCTTGATAGCAGTCTCAAACTGCTCGGCCTGCAATTGCTCATCCTTCTGGGTAAGCTGTGCAGTTGCGATGCGCTCCTTCGTGAGATTGTTGGTGGCGTTAAGGGCCACATCCAATTGATCACGCTGGGCTGCGCGTTGTTGGTCTGACTGCAGTCGTGCCATGTCAATCTGGCCACGTTGCTGCATGTCCTGACCCTTAAGCTGTAATTCACCTTGATCGCGTTGTGCGCGGCGCTGGGTTTCAGCCAGGCTTGTTTCCTTGAGCACTTGTGCTTCTGGCGGCAGTTGTGGCTGTGGCGTTAACTGCTTCATGGCCTCGAGCAATTGCTGCAGCTTAGGCACTACTTGCTGGAAGGCTGCTCTACTGTCTTGCATGACATGTTGCGATGCAATAGCAAAAGTCTTATCAATCTCTGCTGTCAGCATCTTGTTCTCGTAGTCGCTCTCAGCCATGGGTTCACCACGAGCCTTGGCGAGATAGCCATTCATGCGGCCCAGATACCAAAGCACCATGTGCTGCTTCATGTGCTCGAGCACTCGTGGCAGGTAGAACGATGCCATGATGGGGTTTTGACCAAAGGCTGGATCAAGTGCGAAGTCCAAGTGGGCTTGCAGGTGTGCCAGTTGGTCTTGATGCGGGTAGGCATAGGCATTTTGACCCAGTGCCATGGCCACATTCTCATCAGCCGCGGTTCTTTCCTCTGGTGCTGGTGTGCCTTTGAGCAATTCATTGATGCCAGGGATCTTTAACTGCTTTAAGAGGCGCTCTTCCACGGCACGGCGATCGTAAAGGTCAGGTGCCTTGTCTGATCGTGCCAGCACAGCTTGAATCTGCGCCATGCGCTGGGTTTCAGAGAAGATATTGGGGTCTGACACGGGCACCACATCACCCATGCGCTCAAAATCACCCGGCTGGACCTCTAAATCGACCACATCTTCACCGCGGCGCATGTCTTCGATGTACCAGCGATTCAAACGCTGCAAGATCTTGAGCACACGGCCTTGAGATTTGTGCAGTCGGGCGTGAATGGCTGAGAAAACAGCAGCGCCCTGCTCAATTAAGGCTTGTGTGGTGCCTACAGGGGCCTGAGAATTGATGTCAGCGATCTTTTCCTCGGCAGTGGTCACTACACCCTTGGCAGCCTTGTCCAAAAAGCCTAGAAGCTCGTAAAGCACAGGGCTTGGCGGGTTAAATGGCATGGGCATCGCAATCTTGCGGATGTCATCGACACCTGGTGCAGCTTCAATCTCAACAACTTGCGTCACATCGGCCTGCACAGACTGGCCTGAGACCTTGGCACCCTTGAGTTTGAGCGTGGCAGGGGCGTTATTGATGTGTGCAGAGTCTAAAAGTGCTCGTAAGGCTCCTGTAAGTGCTGCTGCCAGGCCACCAATGAGGTGTGGCATACCGATGGCATAGGCGCCGCGCCATGGAATGAACTTGTACTCGACCACCCAGTCGAGTTTTTCCATGGTTTCATCGCCTTCTTCCCAGTTTCGGTACAAACCGACCACTTCACGGTCGATTTCATCCACCATCAGGATGTAAGGCGCCATCTCACCCTTGGCATAGCTGTCATCATCAAGCTCAAGGTAGGTGTAAATGTGAAAAACACGACGCATACCGTCAATGTTTTCCTCTGCTTTACGTCCTTCGATCTTGTTGTTGGCTTTTTCTGGCCTGGTTGGCTCTGGCTCCAGGCTTACACGGGTCAAACTGATGTCACGATAAAGGCCTGAGTCAATTCGTTGGTTGAATTCAAACTCAGTGATGTCGTGAATCTCTGCAGCGCGTTGCGCAGTGTAAAAATTGGTGGCTGCAAATGGGATTAGGACCTTGTCAATCGGCAAAAACTCAGCCACTGGGCGCAGTTTTTTGTCATCCCAGTACAGTTTGAGGTACTGAGAGCCGCCAAGTGGCAGTTGTGTGAGCAATTGCTCCTGCTCATCGCGGAATTCTTCGATCTGCTCGGTCAACTGCCAGTTCATCCAATCGCGTTTGCGCTCTGCACGCTTGGTTTTTTCCTCGTCAGCCTCACCCAAGATCTTGGTTTTGACTGGGCCATCAGGTGGGAATAGTTCCTTGATGGTCCTCGAAGCAAAATCAACGCAAGCTTCTGCAATAACAGGGTGAACTACTTTGCTGGCACCAAAGAACGTAGCGCCACCAGGGGCGTCTTTGCCCATACCAGTGCGCTTGATGCCTTCTTCATACTGCTTATCACGGTCCTCGCGTGCTGTTTTGTCCTTATCCAGCAGGTTTAAGTAGCGCGATGCCATAGCATCCAGCGTAATGGGATCTATAACTTCTGCTAAGTTCTCGTAAAAATCGGGATCTTCCAGTGGACCCTTGGTGCTTGGCATGTGAACCACTGCCGAGCCATCGGGAAGCTCCTCGATTTCAGCGTCTTCATCAGGCAACTCGGCTGACAGATCAGCGACGGGCATCTCGTCATCGGCCATACCGCTAATGAAGCGGCCATAGTCCTGCTCAATAGGCATCTCAGGCATATTCGTATCCTCGTTTAACGCTATCAAGCGCTGACTTCTTCACGGCGCCACCCTTCTTTTTCTCGGTGCGCACATCGGGCAACGGCACTTTTTTGCTGTAGTAAGGCATCAAGACACCTTCGCCCGTCTCAATCATGTCGAGCAAGTAATTGCGCACATTGCGTGGCGTAGGTGTAATGCCCATACCATTGAGCGTGTAGGCAGCTTGGCGCTCAAGCAGATCCAGTGCGTCACCGCGGGGCGATACTAACCCGGTCAATTCACCACCACCAAACCAACGGCCAGCCTGTGCCGTACCGCCAGGCAGGCCCAGGCTTTTAGCAATGTCCAGCATTTGCTGTTCTGCAGCGCCATATTCAGTTGAGCCAAATCCACCCTGCTTACTGAAATAGGGGTGAAAGCGACTTGCTTGCGTTTCGCCCGACGCCTCATGCACATCAAGCACCACTGACTTGCCAAAGTCTCCAGCTTTTTGTGTGCCGTAAGTTGGGATTTTGTAATTAACTGGTATGTCTGCTTTTGACATCTCGCGCAGGTCAAGATTGCCTTCAAGGACATTTCTCACGCCCTCACGATGCACGGGCATCAATGGCAGACCAGTGCCGTACTTTTGCTTGAATGCTTCCATCTCCCGCTTGACGGTTTCCTCATCAAGGGGCAGGCCTCGAGCATTCATGTCGCGTAGGAATTGACCAACTGCCATTTCATTTAGGATGGAGTTACGCGCCGACGCCGGGGCAGTGCTGTAGATAAACTGATTAAACTTTTCCTCGGGTATGCCACGCTCAAGTGCCGCCATCTTCATGGGATAAAGCGAAGCGTAAAAAGTTTCACCACCCAGGGGCAACCCGCGCTTGATCTGCGCCTCAATAAGCGCCCGATTACGCGGGTCCTGGTAAATCTCTTCGATGTAACCAATGTTGGCCCTTGGGGGCGAGTAGCGCGGGAATGCCGTTTGTTCAATACCAGGAAAGCCTTCCATGGCATCTTTGATGAGCGATCGATCAAATGCTTGTAGCTCAGCACGCGGTGGCTGCCAAGGCTCGGTAGGTTGAGCGAGGAACTCTTCGGCCTTTTGGGCGCGTCGTTCAACAACCTCGGGCATATTTTGCAAGCGATCGCCTATTGATGCGGAGGCGGGTGCATCAATCAATTTGCCGAATTTCTTTTCAATGGCTGGTTTTTGCTGCTTCGTCCAAGTGAGGTTTTTCTCGGCGATTGCAGCGGCACGCTTTTGCACATCTTCCGGCGCCATCTTGGGATCTTCTTTGGCGATGGCTTTGGCTACCTTGTTGGCTTCGCTTCTTAGCTCACGCGCTGTAAAGGCTGCTGCTTTAGATGCTTTGGCAATCTTCTCAAGCTTACCGCCGCCAGCCATGCGCACAGCACCGCCCATGGCTAACTCAAGCGCCATGGTGTCAAGGTTGTCAGATATGTGAACTCGCCTCATGGGACCACCCTGCTTATAAGGGGTTACTGGCACTTTGCCAAACATCACGGCGCTTGGCTTCGTTGACTGTGGATTGATGTAACCGGCATATCCATAGTCGCGGATTAATCGTTCAAGTGCATTGGTTGCTTCAGTGGGCTGCGCCAATCCTTTGTTAGAGCTTGCCGTCATCGGGATGCGCGTTGTCTCTCTGGCCAACATGTTGAGCATGAGAGGATCAGCCGCCAGGTCATAAAGATTTTCACCCATGGCACGATAACGATGTGGTCCTAAGCCAGGCTCGGGTGTTACGCTTTCATCGGTGTAAAAGTAAGTCCTGGGTCTGACCGAGCCAGTGCCAGCCAGTCGTGCGGCCTCTTCACCCTTGATGCCCGTGCCATAGAACGCCGGATCTGTTTCAGTCAAGCCTGCCTGCTTACTAAAGTGCATCATCGGCATGTTGACAAAGGTGCCCTCCTCGGGCTTGATCAGTCCTCGCAAGTAATCAGGCATCTCGCCTTCGTACTTTGTGCTTAAAAACTCGGGTGGCAAAAGCACTGGCTTTTGTGGGGCAAACTGAAAGCCATTCCATGCTTCTTTCAACTGTGAATCAATCTCTTTGACTAATTCAGTTTTGCCGCGACGATTGGCCTCGTAGCGTTGCATGTTCAGTTCGTTGATGGTGCGCTTGAGTGCAGCATTCAGTGGGGTGTAGTTGACCGTGCTGTTTTGGCCTCGTGTCTCAGTACTCATGGCCAAGCGTGCAAGGGGCGAGTACATCTGACTGTGGGCTGCCCAAGCAGTCTCCTCGCCCTTGGGGCCAAACTCGTTGCCATGCACCGCATGACCAAAGAAGTCATGCACAGCACGGAACTTTTCATTCTCATTCAATCCTGTTTCAGGATCGACAGCTTTTAAGTAGGGATGCTCATCGCCACCCTGGAAGACATACAGGTGCTTGTTGCCATACACATCCTGCAGCATTTGCTTGCTGTTGCGATAGTTGCCTTCACCTGCTCGATGATACGAAAGACTTATGGGCAGACGCTTAAATTGCTCGTCGGTCTCTTTGGCTAATTGCTTGTAAGACGCAGCCAGTAATTCATCGTAGTTCTTGGCGCCCGATTCTTTAACAACGTCAGGCATTTGCCTGGCGTATTCATTGAAGATGGTTTGTTTGTACGTCGGGTCTTCAGTGGTCGCAAGCATGAAAGCGCGGCCAATGGGCGCTTGCTTGAAGATGGAGCTTTCAGAAATCTCTGGTAGTTCGTAAGGCCTGCCGAAGGCCTCTTGCACATAAGTGTCTGCTGACTGACGAACAAAGTTCGCCGGGTCAGCCATTACTTGCTGTATTGCTTCATTCGTAATTGGTTGCGGAACATCGCTTCCAGTTCCTCCTGCGGGACGCTGTCCGGCTTGAGTCCCATCGCTTTCGAGCGTGCCTCGACGCTGGCCTGCAGGCGCTTGAGAGACGCTAGGACGGACGCGGTAGAACGGTCCTTCTGTGGCTGTTTCATATGTCACTCCTTGGACAGGAATTGTCGCAGCCTTTGGTGCTGAGACTTCAGGAATATTTGCTTTTGTTGCTGTTTTTGCCACATCTTTGATTGCGCCCAGTGCGCCAGGCATGGCTGCTGGAGTCCACATTTGGGGCAAGATAGGTGGCAGCTTAGACTCGCGTATAAAGCGCTCTAAGCCCTCGGCGGCGCTCTCAAGGTACTCAGGGCCAAGCTCAGTCTGCATGGGCCTCATATCGCCTGTAATGAACTCCTGAGAGGCTTCTAAGGCTCGTTGCAATGGGCTTGTGTCTGAAGGGTCGCCACTCTTGATTGCTTCTTTGATGAAGGTACCAGCAGTGACGGCAGGTGATACCAAAGTGCGGCCAACAATTGGCAGGCCCGTAAGCGCTGCATCAATACCGCCAGCAAGAGGCTTGGACACTGACTCGATGTCTTGCAGAATGTTGCCTTGGCCATAGCCCGGCAATGAGGACACACCGCGCTTTGGCGTTTTGCCCATGAAGCGATTGAAGGGGCTTCCACCGTCTTGCATGTGGACTGCGCCGCCAGCCTTAGCGCCATACAAGGTTTCAAGCAGCTTCTTGGGATTGGGCATCATCGGCCTCCGTTTGCGCGGGATGATAACCCTTTGCGCTTAGCTTGCATACGGATTGGTCCTTACAACCCCGGCATCAACATAATCATCAGGGTCATAATCATCTGGAGGCAACGGATCAATATTTAACCAACTTGCATCTCTTAAATATCTTAAGGCTTGACTAAACGCATCACAGTTATGGACCAAAATTCCATTGGCAAAATAACAGTGCTCTCCTTCAACCGTTAAATCAAATACATGACGCGTGATATGGGTGCTGCGTACGGCTTTTACCGAGGCGAAACTTTGACTCTGCTGTTTGACAGCCTGCGCTGCAAAACCGTTTGCGTTCAGTTTTGGCTTGTACTTCAATGCCGCACCAGGCGCATAGTTTCGTGAGTGATAAAAACTTGCGAGGCTTGCCCCAAGTTTTTGCCAGAGACTGTTTCGCATGTTCCCTGTGCCAGGCCTTGCCCTTTTCAGATCGATGCCATTCCGCAGCTTTGTCACGGATTGAATTAAGGTGCCGAATCTGCTTCTCAGACCTTCCGTGCTCAGCAATACGCGCCCTGTGCTCATCCCAATGGGCATCTTTTGTGCAACATTCCAAGTTGCTGATGTCGTTGTTGGCCGTGTTTCCATCAATATGGTGGATGTGCATTCCTTCAGGAATTGGCCCTTTATAGAATTCCCAAACATCTCGGTGAAGCCTGTGCCCAGCACGAGCAAAATATCTGCGATGCGCAGGATTGTTGCTCTCAGGGTATCGGTTATATCTACGCCCGTTGAACAAAACTGTTTCCACCTTGATGCCAAGCTTGCTTTTGAATCCCATGCGCCCTCCTCATTGATGACGCATATATTATGGACTGCTTGATTCAAGCTATCAACCCTGACCCAACCTTTCTGAGTGTAAACCTCATGATTAGCCGTTGCTAACAAAGTGCGCCCATCAGAATCAAGTTGCCAAACCTCCTTGAAACCATTGTCATGCACTGCCATGACTCGCCTGGAACCCACTGGGGTTTGAACCATATCGCCAACTTTGACATCGCAGATACGCCTGCATGAACCATCAGCCATAGCAACTAAGGACTCAGATTCCACGCAGAAGTCATCGTGGTCTGTGTTCGGAAAGCTACAGATCTGCGTGACCATGGCCTCAGCCCAGTCGCGTACATAGCCAGCCCTGTTGCTCGACTCAGGCACGTACACCCTTCCAGCCTTCACGATGTTGGCCACGATGCTCAAGCGCTGGATCTTGTCAGCCCTGCCAGGGTTATAGGCGCGGACCGGAACGTGAGCGCGTTGCAGGTCCTGGATCAGCACGATGCCAGCGGCCTTGTCTTCAACCAACACCAGGTCCACCTTCTTGGCGGTCTTGCCCTCACCGAAGATGATCTCGAACTCGTCAATGACCTTGGGCTTGAGGTCAGGATACTGCAGCCTGTCTTGCCAGGCGTCGATGATCAGGACGCACATGCCACCATCAGTGGGCTTGAAGACACCGAAAGTGATCGATGCAGTGGGATCGTTGACGGTCTTCTCAGTGAAGGCGCAATCGTAGGACTGGATTACGTACTCAAGCTTGGGCAGTTCTTTGCCAGCAGGCCAAAGCTTGAACCAGTCGCGCTGAACAATACCGCCCTCCTCGGGGTCGATGATCTCAGCGTAGATCTCTTGGCGGCCAAGCTTGGTACCCTCGTACTGCAGGATCTGCCTACGGAAGTTCTCAGACAGGTTATCCAGGTTTGAGTACGTGGTAGCTGTTGTGAGCACCACATCATCACCCTCACGGCCAATCAGATCGATGATCAGGTCCTTAGGCTTGGGTGTCGTCGTGCAGATCAGCCTCGTCTTCATGTCGGTAAGCTTTAAGCGCATACCAAACTGGATCTGATCCCAGGCGTCAGTGATGTACTCCCAGGCTGCCAACTCATCGAGCCAGCCGCCGTGGAACTGTGGACCGCGAAAGCGCTCAGGCTCCGAGGCTGGGATGCCTTTGATCAGTGAGCCATTGGTCAGCTTGATCTCATGCAAGGCCTTGTTGTAATCAGCGATCAGGGCTGCAGGAATCACGCTCAGAAGGCCTGAATCACCCTCGAAGCATGTACTCCTCACATCACTGCTTGTTGGGGCCGCCACGAGCCATCTGGTGGCTTTGTAGGACCATGCCCACCATCCAATCTGCTCGGCTGCTGTCCTGGTCTTGCCAGCACCGCGGCCTGCAAGCAGAAGCCATATGGACCACCAGTCACCATGGGGCAGGATCTGGTGCTTGAGTGCTCGTGTGAGCCACATCATGCGCCAGGCCCAAGCAGCAGCAGCCTGTGGCTCTAGCCTGGTGTACTGCTCGCGGATCGCTGGATCTTTGAGCAGGGCTTCAAGGTCACTTGTCCCCAAGCTGCCTCTTGGTCTCTAAGTTCTTGAGCATGGCGTCAAAGATGCTGACGTCAGCCTGCACAGCCACAGGATTGTCAGCGTCACCAGCATGAGTGATCCTGTCGCCATACTTGCGTGGCTTGAGTTTGGCAGCAATCCACTTGCGTGCGTCCACTCGATTGCGCTGCCATTGGATGTAAGCGCTGTTCAGTTCAATGCCGATCGGCTCTCCCTGCTTGTTGAGCACCGGCCTAGTCTCTGGCGTTTCGTCGGCAATGGCTTGTATCTCATCGGCTAGCGTGTCAGCTTGATCTTCCCGTGCGCGGGTGTACATCTCTTGGAAAGTCGGGTGCTTCGCCAACCACACATACACAGTCGCCTGCGATGGCATCTTCTCATCCATGCAAATTCTTCTTAGTGGCTCTCCATTACTTAGTCTTACGCAGATCTCTGCTGCTAAGTCATCGTCGTACCCTGATGGCCTGCCTAAAGGTTTTTGTGCGGCCTGGGCCTTTGGTTTCGAGGTCTTGCTCATCACATCTTCCAGTGACATTGATGCGCGGATTATGAGGCTAATCCGAAATTAATTCACTAAGGGTTTTTTTGATGATGGGGTCAAGCAGTAAATAGGTGCTGGCTCTTACGCTGCCCGGCGATTCTTCGAGCCTTGCTATCGTGGGGCGCGAGAGGCCTACCATCTTTGCGAACTCGTCCTGGCTCATGTTAAGCGCGGCGCGAGTGGCTCGTAACATTGCTGGGATTTTGTCAAGCGTAATCATAAGTGATTCATTTTACTACGCTTTGTACAAAAAAAGAACCCCCAATTGCTGGGGGTCAACATCTGCGGGGAAGTGCAGAGGATTTCAGGAGAACACATCAACATGGACTGCAATCATCAGTCTAAGCTCTCTTCCTCCTCTTGGCAATCTTCTTCGCGCTCTTCACGCTCCATGTCGTATTCGTAAAGCTGCCGGTCAAGCCATGCGTCGTAATCCATTTGTTTACTCCCCGAGGAATTTGTTGAGGGCATCACGCAACTCAATGACTTTGTCGCGGCTCATGGGTGCTGATACATACGCACCGATCTTCCATACTGACAGCCACAGGCCATCTTCATGCTCGCTCAACGAAAGACGGTCATAGTTCTCAAGTTCGATGCGGGTTTCAAATTCTTGTTTGCTCATGGTGTTTGCTCCAGGTGGTGGGGCCGTAGCCCCGGTTTGATTAGATTGCTGCGAACTTTGATGCGGGGGTGAACTTGCCATCGACATAAATGCGGCTTGGGTACTGGTTGAACAGCGTGCCCTTCGATGAGCAGTTGATGATTTGCTGTTGGTCGATACGGACACCGCGGCCATTCTTGGTGCCGGTAATCACGAAGTTGGCTGAGCCTGCGTACACAACATTGGGATCGGTCAACTCGCCAACCTTTGCATCAACTTTGTTAAGAACCTCGGTGGCCCACTGGTCTGCCAATGCTGCTGCAAACTTTGCAAGACGCTGCTCGCAAAGCATGAAAGGCTCGTCCCTACGAGTGCCTGTCCCTGTTCTTACAACGCAAAATTGCACGGTATTGCGCCACACGCTAGCGCTGCGAGAGTTGTACACACCGCTGACTGTGGGACCGAATCTTTCAACGAGGTTGTTGAAGGTGCTGGTGACGCTACG